CGAGCGCGTGCTGGCGATGTCCCCTGCGCTGAGCGTGCCGATTCCGAACGCGAACGAGAGTGAGCCAGCCTCTGGAATCGGGAAGGTGGATGCAGCCCCCAGGTTACGTACCGGGGAGAGCGTACGTCCCCCGTCCAGCGAATACTGGAAAGTGATCCCTGGCGCTCCGACGGTGCCCCCCGTGACGACGACGAAGACTGCGTCGTAGTCGTCGTTCGGCACACCCGTTACTGTGACCTCACTGGTGCCTTCTACGAGCGACGTGTCGATGGTTTCTGGCAGCCCTGCAATGGATGCGGCTGTGCGGCAGAACAGAACCGGGTCGCCCGTCAGGTCCACGTGCACGCACGCCGCTTCTACGCCCGGTCCCTTGCCGTAGGTGTTGATAATGTCGCGGCTGCGCGCGTATACGGAGGGTACGAAGGGGCCTTGCGTAGACGGTCCGACCACGGCGTAAAACCCGCCCGTCGATAAAGCCTGTACACCTAGTGCGCCATCCTGCACGAAAATATTTACTTTGGGTTGTGTCATTGAAAATCCTTTTTATGCAGGTACGTCTTGCGAATATGCTGCGTCAACCATTTCCGTATTGGTGGAGGTACAGCTGATCGCACCGCTCACGTCTGGCCCTGCCCCGCCGCCAGAGCCGAGCAATAGGTCAAGCAACTTGGTGCCACTCGTAGGGGCTAGTCCGCCCGCTGTGCCGCTGTTCCAGAGGGTCAGCTCTTCTGCATCCGTCATTGCGTAGCCTGCAATAGATACGATGCGACGAATCAAGCCTGCAGCCCCGTGCGCCTCCGTAATGGGTGCAGCCGTCGTATTTCCAGGGGTGACGCCTCCGATACTTATCTCGGTAAGTGTCGTGGCGTCTGTACCTGGAGAGGTCGTGGCTGTAGATACCTGCACACCGTCGACAAAAACAGAAAACGCAGATGCGCCGGTTCGACGAATCAACATTCTATGCCATTGGTTATCGTCAAAACGTGCAGTAGACGAAAACGCAGCGATCGCAGTAGCCGTGCGGTACCAGCCGTCGATAATACCGGCAGTGGATAGCGCTACCTTTACCTGCTTATTGAATGCGGCGTATTCAAGATACAAATATCGGTATGTGTTGCCTGGCGGAATCTTGAAATCAAGCCACAAACTAAAAGTGGTCTGATTTAGAAGTTTTGAAGTTACGGGAACGCTAGAGAACGCTCTTCCACTGCCGATGATCGGCCGATAGCATCGTCCGGGACGTGCCGGCTGTGTTGCTGCCGCCTTCGGCAGCCAGTACAGGCCTCGACCCTCAAGACGGCCCAGCGCATCGCCGGAGTAGCTGGATGCGTTGAAGTTCATCATCGTGAAAAACAACAACCCGTCGTCAACCCAGTACCGAATGACGTCGCCTATGTCCCCGCCGTCTGGCTGGCTGCCCGTTGTCGACTTTGAAGCCACGGACAAGGCAGAGTTACGCGTCCAAGATACCCAGTTATCACTATACGCGTACATGACCCTGGCCACGCTGCCGGAGTCTCGACCGACGTACCAAAGATGGATGCGACCGAGCTCGTCCACGTAAAACGAGGAGCCGATCAGCTCTACCGAGTCGTTTCCGCTAACACCGAAGTTTAGGATCGGGTTGCTGGCGTACTTAGTCCACGATATTCCGTCTGGGCTAGTAGCATACCCTATTTGAGATTTAGAATCTGACGACCTACACCCCTTGTAGACCATTCGATAGTCGCCTACGCCTACACGAGATACCCAAGCGTCAGCGATGAAAAAATCATCCCATGCGCCGCTTGTTCCGTAGGTAAGCACCGGCAGCGAGCTGTTCTCCCGCGTCCACGACCCAGGCAGCCCCGTATCAGAGGTCATCAGCCCGATAGAGCGATGGGGGACGTTATTGCCACCGTGGTAGTACATTTTGAAGTGCGAGGCGTCAGGGTCCCAAAACCAGTTATCGGGACAGACCTCTCCGTTTTCCCAAACTTCAGTAGGTGACTCTGCCGGCTGTGTTGCGTCTTTCGTCCAAGTGTACCCATCTGGCGAAGTTGCATAAAACCAAAAGTTGGTATCGCTACCGTGCTGGTCTGTGAGCGCCTCAAAATACATTCTGAAATCGCCAGGGCCAAACTTCAAAACAGCGCTAGGTCCATCTTTTAGATAATCGTACTTGGCGTTGTCGTTTTGCGGGTTTCGCAAAACGAGGGGTAGCTTCGCCACCCCTGCTGGCCGCACCCATGCCTTAGCTGCGTACGTAAGTGTCGAGGAAGCTGGCGCTGCAGCGGCACCTACCAGGCCAGGCTGCGCCCCTGCGCCGGCACCGCGGAACGACAAGGGCTGTGACAATGCCGCGCCTACTAGACCTGCCTGTGCGCCAGCACCGGCACCTTGCAGCTTGAGCGCACCCGGGGCGGCTGCCGTCAGACCTGCCTGTGCTCCGGCCCCCGTGGCGATATAGCTGGGCTTGCTGAAACCGCCCCACTTCGCGCTCAGGGCGGCCTCTATGGCCATGCGCGCGGTGTCGTCGTGCATGCCATCGAACACGAGGAACTCAGCGCCGTCACCGACCCACGGAATGTTCGGGCTGCCGCCGTACAACCTTGCGAAAATGCACAGCTGCCCTAGTGATGTAGGCATGGCAGTGATTGCGCCAAGCACCTGCCCTTGCACACCATTTACATACTGTTTGTATACGGTGCCGTCTGCCTTATAAATAGTTACAAGTAAGAACGGGGTCTGACCTACGGCTAATCCTGACGAGTAACTACCTACAGACACGTCCAGCGCCGGGATGTTCAGCCCGCGCAAGGATTGAGTCCACTGAAACGTACCACCACTTGTCGGACCCAAAGAAAACAGGTCGACTAGGGAGCTAGAGGGAGCGCTTCTACGAGCGACCTGATACGTGGTCAGCGTGCCCGCTGCGCCGCTGTAGTGCGCGGCGCCTGCCGAGGGATTGCTATCCAGATATTGAGCGCCTGCAACAGAGAGAACCTGTCTGCCTCCCCAGGGAGCGGCGACCGGCACAAGCGTTGGACGAGCTGCGCCAGCGGCCGATACGACCTCTCCGGCGACCCTGTCTGTCCAGCTGTCTACGAGCGCACCCGTCGAGGATATCCCTACGTTCGCGTCCCACCAACGGAAGGGGGAGTACGACGCAATAACAAGGTCTGGGCTCTTTGCCGCCGCGGTGAGCCCCGGCTGCGCGCCCGCGCCGATACCCTTGAACGATAAAGGCTGCGCTACGACCGCTGCTGTAAGCCCCGGCTGCGCACCCGCGCCGATGCCCGTAAAATCGACCGTGCCGGCTACGGCTCCGACCATTCCAGGCTGCACACCTGCCGCGGACCCCTGCAGTACTTCTACCCCTGACGCAGCCCCTGCGAGCCCCGGCTGCGCGCCCTGCGCAATACCTGCAAAACTCAATACCCCTAACCCATTACCAATAAGTGAGGCCTGTATACCCCCATACTGAATAATAAGTTTCTCTACTACATCAAGTTCGTAAACATTGAAGTCGCCAGATGTATTCGTAAGAATACCTACGAACGGCACATCTGGAATCATTGCCTCAACTGTGCAGATTGCACGAATCGCAGCGCCGAACCTGCGTTCAAGTTTTGTGTTTATCCAGCTTGACGACTTTACCTTGAACGTGCCGTGTGCATATTTATAACAAATCCGGTACCAGGCATCATAAAGCAATCTTACGTTATGGTACTGGTGTGCCTCGTTTTCATTATCTGAGGCGTCAACACTCGACAGCTCTACCGTAAACAGCTCCGCCAACGTAGCCAGGGGCCTGCCCGGGTCGATGCGGCCGGGATACTTCGCGTTAGCTATGTCTCCGAGCGCACCTGAGGGGTCGCCCGGGTACCACACGATGCGCTGTCCGTTGACGAGCTGCTGACGGCTCGTGCGCCAACCGAATAAGTTCGGCACCGGCTTACTGTCCGGCCCAAGCTCAATCGCGAACTGCGATGAGACCTGAGAGTACAGCTGCTCTAGTGCGAACACGATCGCCACGACTATTCGACCTTCATGTGCTTGCGGAAGGCTTCGTCTAGCTTGGCTTTGATCGCTACCTTTGCAGCGCTCGGAATGCCCGCAAGGGGAAGGATGCGACGAACGACACCCCCACGAGCACGCCCGAGATGATGACGAGCGACGTAATCAGTAAGGCGAGCGAACAGAGTAGCCCCAGTAGCCACCACACTGAGTTTGTCTGCCGCGCCTTGGAGCACCGGACCATCGTCGGATTTACGACGCGCCCACGCAACCCCGTCAGGGTCGACTCCCTTGGATATCTGATCGACAATGGTTTCCCTCCATGCTTTGGCGGCAGCTGGTGCTGCCTCAATACCAAGTTGCGGGAGTGTGCGGATATTTTCAATCATTGAATCGAGTTTCGAATGGTCAAGTTCGCTCACGACGAACCTCCCCTATTTCGATCCTCTTGATTAGCGATATCCACTTGTCGATCTTGCCACACGTACGGACTTTGCTCTGAATAGACTCTGGCACTGCCGTACACGATTCCAGAACCTGACTGGTCGTTACGGAGCGGAAGATCAAAGTTATTCGTGGCTGCGTCCGCAGCCTCTTTCACTTCGCTCTGTGCGTCCTCCGCATCCTTGCGAATCTCTGCAAACTGGTCGTCGGTAGGATCGACACCTCGCCGCAAAAACAGCTTCAAGGTCACAATACGAACGACCCAGGCCTTGACGATCTCTGGCACTTCGAGCCAGGGCGTTGCATATCGCTTCGATAGGCGTGCGTCTATCCACCGACTGACCATTTCGATCTGTGCTGCAGTCCACCCTGGCTGCAGGATATCCACCGCATCTACGTACCCCGCTGGCGCGACCGTGCGCAGCTTGAAGTCGTCAACGGTCAGGTAGATGGTCACGCTTCCCCCTTTGCTGTATCAACGAACCTCCTACGGTTCGATAACACAGCAAAACGCGCGACCTAGGTCGCGCATAGTGCCCTGATCAAGTCGCTTTACAGCGAAGCATCAAAAACGGATGGCCCGGGGCGATCGTGTTACGACCCTCCGTAGTCCACTGCAGCATACGGATACGTGCAAGCTGCGCGTCCGTCTGCGGGCCGTGATAGAGCACGCTGAATGGCTCACGTTCGACGTACAACCACGCACCGAGCTCGTTTGACAAAACCTCTTCCATGCCGATGTAGTAGGTCGTGTCAGAGCCGCCGAAATTGGCCCCTAGTTCAGTCATCATGACAGGCTCTGCGAAACCGAAGTTTCGGATCATTGCCTCGACGTCCTGCGAGCCGCCTCCGCTACCGCTCACGAACTTAGCATTTAGGATCTGCTGCACGCGCGCGTTCATCGCAGGCGGGTAGTACAGACGAGCTACGTTCATGAATCTTGGATCTTCGCCGTTGGGCATTTTCCACGTTGCGACGTACGCGATGGCTTTCGCGAGATTCGCGATCGCAACAGTGATGTCCGAAACGGTCGCCGCATCGATCGGACAAGCACCCGGGTAGCTACCGCTAGGCGAACTTGTTAGGTCGTTACTGTAGACTCCCGCGTCCGGGTCGAAGGGGTTGTATGGGTGTGCGCTCGAAAAGAACGGCTGCCCATCGTACGCGTTGGGGTTGCCTTTGATCGCTACGGACAGCTCTTTTTGCGGCCAGTACGCGGAGTATGCGCCGATCTGCTTCGACCAGTGCGTGACGAGATTGACGCCGTTGCCGTCGAGATCCTCGAACTTTTCCTTTTTCAGTTCAAGGCCGCCGATCGCGTTTTCGTTTTCGTACTCATACGTCTGTGCGACGATATCGTCGAAAACTGCCTGGCCGCCTCCGGCGATCGACCGCTTGATTTTGGCCGTCTCGAGAAGCCACGTCACACGCTCTTTACGTGACTGAGACGGAACGACCTTGGCAACGGTCTGCCACCAAAGCCTAGACGACAAACGAGAATATTCGCTCATCGTAATGAGACGCATGTTTGTCTCTAGATCGAATAAGAAACTTGGAGTGATTGCAGGCATTGACTATATCCCTTTCTTTTTGCGGCTAATGCCCGCGATTACGCGTCTGCGCCGGCAGGGCCAGTCAGACCAATGTTGATTGCAGGTTCGACCATCACGCCTGCCGAGGTAACCTCCCATACACGGCCCAGAATGCTGTGCGCAGCGGCCGTCATGGTGGCTTGCGTGTCGTCGAGCATGTAGCAGATCGACCCCACGTCATCGTCCGCGATCGGGCCGGATGAAGCATTCTTGAAACGATACAAGAGGATCTCTTTGAAGAGCCGCACGCGGATCTTCAAGGTACCGTCGCCCGTCTTGGTTTCGTCGAACCAGCCGATCGGCAGTAGCGTCGTCGATGCTGCGCCCTTCGTCAGACTACCGTCTGCCGTGTCGATACACGCCAGCTTTCCGGTCTCTGCCAGCACGCCGCTTTTCAACACGCGCGCTAGGTAGCCCCAAGTTTCTTTATGCGTCATACGGTCCATGGAAAATCCTTTTGTTAGACGTATTGGTAAGTTTCGGAAAATGAAAGTCCGGGTTACTTACCGGTCTGAACCCCGGGATTCGCAGGCGGCTTTTCCACCTTGGGTACACTCACTCCGAGCACCAGCCTATCGCCGCGGGTCTCAACACCTCGCACGGTCGATTCCAGACCCATATGCCTTCGCAATGC